CCATGGCGTTGGTGAAGGTGCCGGTGGTCGCTTCCCACAGGTTTTTCAGGGTGCCCAGCTGAACGTTGACACGCTCCTGCAGGGACGCCTGGGCGTTCATCTTGGCCGCCGTTTCCTTGTAGCCATTGACGCCCTTTTCCATCAGCAGCGCGACGGCCTGCAGGGTTTCGGCGTCGTCGCCAAACACCTCTTTCAGCACGCCCAGGCGTTTCTGGGTAGTCAGGCCTTTGAGCTTGTCGAACTGCGCGAACATCTTGTCCAGGCCGCCGAACTCGCCCTTGCCGTCAGTGAAATCCAGTTGCTGGCCAGCGCCCAGGGACTTGTTGGCTTTGCCGATCTTCTTGCTGTCCAGGGACATTTGGAAGATCTTGCGGAAGGCGTTACCGGACGCCTCGCCCTTCATGCCGGCCTGGTCGGCCATCACCAGCAGCGGCGCCAGGGCCTTGGCCCCTTCCAGGCCTTTCTGCTTGATGGTGTCCATGGCTGGCGAGAGCTTGGCGAAGCCCTGCAGCATGTTGTTGTCGTCCACGCCCAGGTAGAACGTGCGCTGGATCAGGTCCATCAGCGGCAGCATTTCCTTGGCCGTGGCGCGCGTGGCGTCCTGCATCTTGGCCGCGAACTCGGCCGCCTCGTCGGGCGCCTTTTTCAGCTGCACGCCCAGGTAGGCCGTGGCCTCGCCCACGCCACCCAGGATCGACTCGGCGCTGATGCCCTGCCGGGTCAGCATGGTCATCATGTCCTGGAAGTCGGAGGTAGTGCCCGGCAGCTTGTCGCCCATCTTCATGGCCAGGGCGTTGATCTTCTCGAACTCCGGTGGGACCACGGATCCGGCCCGCATCAGTGCTGCTTTCAGCTGGGTGGCCGAATCCTCGGCTTTGGCGTAGTCCGTGACCGGCACTTTCAGCGCGGCGCCGGTGGCCACGCCGGCGGCCAGTGCGCCGGCGCCCATGCCGGCCATCTTGCCGGCCTTGGCCTGGGTGGCGTTCATGCGTTCGCGGGCTTCGGCTAGGGTGCGTTCGCGCGCGGCCAGCTGGGCCAGCTGGGACTGCTGCGTGGTGATGGCGCCGTTGGCGGCCGAAATGCGGGCGCGCAGCTCGCGCTGATGCTGCCCCAGGTTGCGGGTGTCGATGCCGGCGCCGGACAGGCTGGTGCGCAGCCCCTGCAGCTGCTGCTGCTGGCGTTCGTGCGTGGTGCCGAGCTGCGCGGCCGCCCGTTTCGCTGCGGTGAATTCGCGCGCCATGGCGCGGCTGGGGTTGGCGGTGGCGTTCATGGTGGCGGCCAGCTCGGCCACGCGCTTTTGCGCGGCCTGCAGCTGGGTGGCCGTGGCCCGCATCCCGCTGTGCAGCTCGCGGAAGGCCGCCACGTCCTTCTGGGTCTTCTCCAGCTCTTTCAGCTCGCCGCGCGACTGGCGCAGCGAGCCGGCCAGCTGGCGGCTGCTGGCGGTGATGGCGCGAAATGGGCGCGTGGCGGCGTCGATCATGCCGAACACTACCCGTAGCTTGAGGTCGTTCATTTATCGCTTTCGTGTCGTTCTCGTGCGCGTTCGCGCCAGTCCATCAGCTCGGCCAGGCTGAATTCGTACATCGCCTGGGGTGGCCAGTGAAAGACCACCGCCAGGTCGGCCATGGCGTCCTCTACGCGGTTTGGGAGGCCAGCTGCGCAAGCGCGGCCTTCGGTGCCAAAAAACCGGCAAACGCCATCCCTAGCTGTACCAGGTCGGCCGGATCCAGGCGGTGGACGTCCTGCTCGGTCAGGGTGGGCGAGGAAATGCGCGGCAGCACCTTGGACAGCGCATTCACGTCCAGGGCCACCAGGTCCTGCAGCGTGGTGCCGCGCAGCGTGCCGGCGTTGGGCTTGGCCAGGGTGATTTCGGTAATGGTTTGCTCGCCGCGCTGCAGCGGGGTGTCCAGGGTGATGGTTTCGGTGGTCTTGGTTTGCATGGTGGTGGTTCCTATGGGATGGGGTTTAGCCGCCCACCTGGTGGCGGACGGCTGGGAGGGTTACAGGCCGATGGCCTTGCGTTGGTCGGCCAGGCGGTCCACGCCCTTGACCTTCTCGATGCCGGCCAGCACGTCGATCTCGATCACGTCCTCGCCGTTGATGGTCAGCTTGTAGTACGAGAGGGTGGTGACCACCTTGAACGTGGTTTCGCCGGCCATCTTGGCCGTGCCCATGTCGATTTCCTTGCGGCGGCCGCGCACGGTCACTTCCACGCTGTCGTGGGTGTCGCTGTCCTCAGCGCGGTAGGCGCCGGAGAAACGGACCTGCACGCCGTCATGCTTGAGCAAGCCCCACTGTTCCAGGATCGGGCGCATGATGCCGCCGTAGGTCTCTTCCATGGTCATCACTTCCATGCCCTGGTCGGTTTCGACCTCGCCCGACATGCCGGCGCCGCGCCAGGCTTCCATCTTGCGCGACAGCTTCGGCAGCTGCAGCTCGGCCACCTGGCCCTGGTAGCTGTTGCCGCTGTCGAATACGTTGAAATTCTTGAGTTTCTTTGGCAATGCCATATCGTTTTCCTTCTCGGTGATGGGGGATTAAGCGGCCGCCAGCAGGGCCGCGAAGTCGGCCAGGTAGCGGTCGGTCTTGCGCTGGCGCAGGTTCAGGTTTTCCAGCGGCGGCACGTCGGTGAAGTCGTAGTCCAGGACCAGCTTGCCGGCGGACAGCTGGCTGGCGGAGTTGGCGGCGGGATCCACCCAGCAGTTGAAGCCGATCAGGTAGCCGTCGCGCACCAGCTGGCGGCCTTGGCCGTTGATGTACTCCACGATGTCCTTGGCCAGCGAAGGGTGAATGCCCTTGTCCACAGCCCAGGCCACGCCGTCCGCCATCAGGGTTTTCAGCACCTGGGCGGTACGCACGGTGGATTCAAACTGGAACAGCGGGTCATCGGAACAGGTGCGATTGCCCCAGAAGCGGAAACCGTCGCGGCGCACCAGGGTGGTCACGTCCAGCTCGTTCAGGTAGTTGGCATCGGTGGCCGCGTTCTGCATGTCGAAGTACACGTCCTTGCTGATGCCGGTCACGCCGTTCAGGGCCACATTCGACAGCGTTTTGTGCCAGCCCACCTCCTGGTCGATCTTGGCGCGCAGGCCCAGGGCGCAGGCCACGGCCGGAATCACCTGGTCGGCGTTGGCGGTGGTATCCCAGGCCAGGAAGTCGGGCCACATCAGCATCAGCTCGCGCTGCGAGAAGCCGGCGCGGTAGGCCGTCACTTCTTCCTTGGTGGCGCAGCCGTTGGCGTTGGCGTAGGCGAAGGCGCCCAGCTGCTGGGCGATGCCGGCCAGCTCGGTGGCCACGGCTTGCGTATCGAGGCCAGGCACGCCCAGGATGCGCGGACGGATGCCCAGGCGGGCCTCGGCCGTCAGCAGGGCTTTCAGGCCGGTGTATTTGCCGTTCAGGGTGCCGCCCACGATGTTGCTGGTGGTTTCGGCAGCGCTGACGCCTTCGGCCACGCGCACCACGATGGTGTAGGGCTTGGTCTGGGATCCGATGGCTTCCAGGGCGCGCGCCAGGGTGCCCTGGTCGCCGGCCTGGCCGGCCGCGCTGATAACGTCCGTGACCAGCACAGGGGTATTGAGGGGGAAGAGGGTGGCGTCGGCGTCGGACGAGGTGAACACGCCGCCCACTACGGCCGTGGAAACGGACGGAGTAGGGCGCGCGCCATCGTTGACTTCGCTGACGAAAACGCCATGGCGGAATTCGGTAGTCATACTGGTTTGCTCCTGGTTGGATTGAAATAACGTGACACGGCATGAGACGACATGACACGCGGTGAAACGATGACCAGCAGGATGCCCCGCGCGCGTGAGAAGCGCAGCAAGGTGGCGCTGTGCCCGCAGCGGGCACAAAAGAAAACGGCCGCCAGGTGAGTGGCGGCCGTCGTAGCGGGGGGAGGGAATTTAGCCTGGCCCGAACTGGCGCGGGCCGAACAGGCGAACGGCGGTCACGTAGAGCCAGCGATAACGCCAGCCGGCCAGGCGCAGCAGGTCATCAAAAGCCTGGATGGACTGGCGCCGGGTGACGGGAATCTCGCGGCGCCATTGGCACAGCACGTCATGCACCAGGCTGGCGTGATAGGTTGGCGTGGTGCCCAGGTGCCAGGGGCCGTCCGGTATTCCCAGGTGCAGCATGTCCAGGAACGGCCGCGCGACCTTGGGGGAACATCCGTCCCAGGCATAGCCGGCGCGGATATGGATCTGGCCGTGCTCGATGTGCGCCAAGCCATCGGCCTGCTGCCAGGTTACGCCGGCCAGCGCTGGCACATTCAAGGCCACATCGCGCGCAAGCGCGTAACGCCAGGGACGGCGGATCATTTGACCGGACCCGCCAGAATCGCCTCGATGCGGCCTTCGGCCTCGGCCTCCGCGATCACGCCCTTGTCCACCAGCTGGTTCACGGTGTGGCGCACGGCGCCCTGCACGGCCGGATCACCTAACACCACCTCAGTGGTGCGAGGATCGTCCAGGCGCCGCATGAACAGCTTGACCACAGGATCCACCTGGCGGATTTCTTCGATGGCCACCTGCTCGGCCATCGTCCATTGGAAATAGAACTCATTGGGGCCGATGGTCGGCGCCGGCAAGCGGTACAGCTTACGCTCAGTATCAACGAAGCGCTGGTCGCCGCAGTCCCACATGCCGTGGTGCCAGCGCGGTGCCGTGCTGACCAGGTGAGGGGTGCCGGTGGCAATGTCAATCAGGTATGGCATCAGTAGCCTTTCATGGAAACGGAGTTTTGCAGCAGGTAGCCCTTATTGCCCACCACACGGCTGCTGCTACTGTCAAACGCGCCTGCGGCGGGGCCTGGAAGCGGGTTGATGCGCTGCACGGATGGTCCTACGGCCACGCGCACCAGAGCGTCCTTGTTCCCGGCCGCCAAGGTGGTTTGGCACACGCCCAGCATGGCCACGTCGAGGTAGCGCCACACGCGGATTCTCGCGGCCACGCTGCCATTGGGTGGCGTAAAGACCGCCATGGTGAAGTCGCCGCCAGCTTTGAGCGTGTGGGTGTCGGGTGAGGGGAAAAGTGCCGTGGCCGAAGTCGATTGCGAAATGAGGGACACATAGCCATCGACGCGCAGGGCCAGTACATAAAACTTGCTGGTCTGGGCGAACACGATCATGTCCCGCTCCAGGATGAAGTCTGAAATGAACGTGTAGGTGCTGACAGGAATATCCGTTCGCACGGCATTGGACGCGCCGGTGGTAGGGAAGCGTGCAACGGTGCAGACGCCGGCATTGGTCAGGTACAGCGCCCAGAAATAGGCGCCATCGTTCTTAATCCTGAACTTGGGCGACGGGCCGTTGGCGTACTGGGCCACGGGCAGCGATGCACCTTGTAGCGCGCCGGCGTTGTTCAGCACATAGAACGTGGCCGTACCGGCGCCCGTTTCCACGCCAACACAGAAGAATCCCGAATTGGCCAGGGAGGAAATTTCCAGCTGGCCACCGCCGGCCGCATTGTCGATGGCCGTGTAGTTCAACACCGCCGCGCCGGCCGTGTTGAAGATGGCGATGCCCAGGGCCACGGCGGACGAATTGATGGCCACCGCAATGTTGCCGTTGGAGAGCTGGGCGCAGCGCGCGCCGTTCTGCAGCAGGGACGTGTTGGGGATGGCGCTCGATGCGCGCACCACGGCCCCGGTGTTGGAATAGACGCCGAAGAACACGGAATAGGCGCCAGACGTGGCAGCGGTGATGACCACGGCAAAGCCACCATCTTTCAAGGCAATGGCATGGATCCAGTTCTGGATTCCGGAAGCCGGGCCAGGTATCACGGTGGCGGCCGTTACCAGGTTCAGGTCGGTGTCCACAATGGCGAACTTCTGCGAGGGGCTGTTAAAGCCCCAAGTCGCCAGCAGATTGCCGTTGGACAGTTGCACCAGGTTGAAGGCGCTGGCCACCGAAGCACCGGAACTGTCCACATTGATAGTGGTCAGCAGGATGCCGGCCGGGCTGAACTTGTGGATCGTGGGAATGGCGCTAGTGCTGCCACACAGGATGAAAATGCACTGGTCGGCAGGGTTGACCCACAGGCACTGGCGCACGTCGCAAACCGGCGTGGAGGATGAAGCGCTGATAGCCGTTTCCGGGACAATGACCGCTGCGGCATTAAAGCTGCCGGCGGCATTAGTCGCCCAGGCGGTGGACTGCGCCGGGTACACATAGCCCAGCCCGTTCATGTACAGCAGGTCGTCGATGTTCACGGCCGCGTTACTGGCCCTCGCCGTCATCACGTTGTTGGACCCGGAAGAGGATCCGCCGGAGCCGCCCTGGTTGAACGTTGAATGTGCCATTACGCTGCCTCCTCAAAGCCATGCAGGCGTACGCTGATGGCGTCCGTACTGGCGCGCACCGTCAGGAATTCGCCAGCGGACGCGGCCAGGCCGCTGCGGTCGAAGCCGCCATAGCCGGCCACCTCGCCGGTGTAGATGTGGTCGTCGTCAATCGGCGGGTCATTGGCGCCCAGCCAGATCGAGACAATGGCCGGGCCGTTGACGCGGTTGCTGACGCTGGCGCACAGCGTGGCCACGGCGCCAGCCGATACGGCGTAGTTCAGCTTGGTGGTGGTGTCTCTGGTCAGGGCCTTCTTGGCCAAGAGTCCGTTTTTCAATGGCATGTTTTCTCCTTACAGGGAAGCTAAGAAAGTGCGACGAGCCCGCGCGCCGGCCAAGGCGGCCAGCACATCGGCGGTCGATAAATTGCCCAGGGCGGCGTACTTGGCGTCGGCCTCGGCGGGGGTCAGGTATTGCGGGTGCGGATCCGCTGCAGCGGTATGCCCGCCGATGGCGGCCGTGGTTTCCTCCGCCGTCATGTACTGCGGGTGCGGGTCCGATTCGTTCTTGTGGTCGATGAGGGCCAGGCCGGTTTCCAGGGCGGTCATGTACTGCGGGTGCGGGTCGGCCTTAGCTTCGTGGTCGGCCACGCCCTGGCCCAGCTGGGCGGCGCCCTCGGCGGCCGTCAGATATTGCGGGTGCGGGTCGGCCTTGGCCTCATGGGCCGCGATCTGGTCCAGCACGGTCTGCAGCGTGGCGTAGGCCATCGGATCCACGGCCAGGCTAATGGCGGCAGTGCCATGCTCGAAGGCCACTACCATGCGCAGGATCATGGCCGTGGCGGCGCCGCTGTCCACGGCCGGCTTTTCCACTTCCGGGTAGTTGCCCACGGCCAGCACCGTGCCAGGCGTGCGGCCGCCTTTTACGGCCAGCTCGCGGATCGTATAGCCGCCGCGTTCTTCCGGTACCGCCGCTTCCAGGATGATCCAGTTGGCGTGGACGGCGTGCTGGCGGATAGAGGTGATTTGCACCTCGTCCACCTGGTGGACCAGCGTGGTGCGGCCGTCCGGGATGACCGGGGCGCCGTTGCCGTCGCCAATGGCGATATGCGTAAATGGTACGGTCTGCTGCGCGGCCAGCGCGCCGGCCAGCTCGGCCTCGCCGGCGGGCGTGGGAAGCGAATAGAAGGTCGTCATGGCTTGGGATAGATGGTGATGGTGGTTAAGGTAGTGATGCCGGTGCCCACCACCACCTTCATGCTGGGGCGGGCGATCAGGCGCACGGTGTAGCTGCTGCGCACGGGTTTCACGGCGTCGATCTGGTGGTTGATGGTCTGCACGTAGCTGGTGTCCATGCCGTCGAACACTTCCACGTCCACGCGGAAGGTGTACGGGGCGCCTTCGGGCACGGTCTGCCACCACTCCACCACGTCGGTGGACACGCCCAGGGCGTCCAGGGCGCGCTGCAGGGCGGCCAAGGTGCCGCGCTGGCGATGCACCAGGTAGGCCGAACGGATCACGCCGCGCTTTTGCGCCTCGGTCCAGGTGTTCTCCCAGGGCGTGACGGCCAAGAAGTTGGCCAGGTAGGGCAGCAGGTGCAGCGGGCACGTGTCCGGGTTCAGCAGCTGGCGCAGCGGGATGGCCACGTTGGCGATATCGGCGCAGGCCTCGGCAATGGCTTTCTCCAGCGGCGTGGCGTTCGGTGGCAGCAGGTAGGACATGGTTAGCCCTCGCCCAGCTCGATGGCGGTGCAGTACGGCGCCTGCACGTCCGTGGTGGCGATATCGGCCAGCGGTTCGGCCAGCTGCACGCGCTCCACGCCGGTGATATGCAGCGCGGCCATGATGCCGGACACGGCCACCTCGCGGCCGATCTGGCGGCATTCCTCGGCGTAGGCCTGGACGCGGCGCAGCGCTTCGGCCACCACCAGGGAGCGGTCAGGGCCGGGAATCATGAACAGCGTGGCGCGAATCGCAAAGGGCACGATGCCAGCGGACTGCAGCAGCACGTGGTCGGTCAGCGGCCGCACCGTGGCCGCGCTCAGGGTCGCCGTCACCTTGTCCTGCAGCGCCTGGCTGGCGGTGCCGTCGCCCTCGCGGGACAGCACCGTGACCAGCACGCGGCCATCCTCTGGGCTCTTGACGGCGATATCCAACACCGCGCCGTCGGCGCCCATGGCGTGCGACTTGTAGGCATCGGCAGGACCGGCGACGGAGAAGCCCAGCGGGGCCAGCTGCGCGCGCTTGCGCAGGTCGGTGTTGCCTTCCTTGACCTCGGCCACGTTGTGGTCAGGATCCGCCGGCGTGACCACCAGGCGTTGCACGCCCAGCAGCGCAACCAGGTTGTCCAGGTCGCCATCCATGGCAAAGGCCAGGAAGTTGGCGCGCGCGGCGTCGTTGACGCGCTGGCGCCACACGATTTCCTCGTAGGAGTTTTCCTGCAGCAGCATGGCCATGGGCTCGGAATCCAGCTCCAGGGCGGCGGTGACATCGGCCACCTGGTCGGCGGGAACCAGGGACAGCAGGCGGGCCTTGCGGCGCGCATAGATCGTTTCAAAGTCAAGTGTCTCCACCACGCCAGGGAATGGCAGCTGGGACAGGTCGATGGGCGTGGCCACGGTCATGCTGGGTTGCTCCTTACTTCAACTGGACCCGAACGGATACCGCGTCCGGGGAAATGGTGGTGGTGCCCTGCACGTCGATGACGACAGAGCCAGGCGCGGCCGGATCCAGGATCAACAGCACGCGGGTCAGGCGCAGGCGGGGCTCGTTTTTCATCAGGCACGTGGCGACGGCCGCGTACAGGCGCACGCACGTGGCCGGGTTCGTCGGCGCGTCCACCAGGTCGGCCAGCTCGGACCCGAACAGGCGGCGGCAAACGCGGGAGAACAGCGGCGTGGTCAGGCACTTGCCGATGGACTGGTTCAAGTGGGCCATGCCAGCGATGGCCCGGCCGGTGGTGGCGTCCATGCCCCTCATAGCGGTTTGCTCACTGGTTTGCCGTCGCCCTGCTCCATGTGGATATGGTTTTTCAGGCTGGTGGATCCGGCCAGCACGTCGCCGCCGGCGTGGACGGTGCCCTGGGCATCAATGCCGCCATCGACGGACAGGTCGCCCGTGCAATGCGTGCTCGAGGCGTCCAGCGTGATGGTGTCGGCTTTCACGGTCGCGCTGTCGGCCTCGATGGTGGCGGTGGCGGTCTTGATCGTCACAGAACCGGGCGAGGAAAGCAGGACGGTGGCGCCGTCCGGCAGGTCGACCACCAGCTCGTGGCTGTCGTGGTCGTACTCGATGCGCGCGGCGTCGGGGAACAGGCGCATGTGGGTGGTCGGCTTGTTGCTCGGTGGCGCGTTGTCGTCGGCGTACAGGCCGCGCAGTACCACGCCTTCGGCCGGGTCGCCGCCTGGGCATACCAGCAGGATCT